TGTACCGCGAGTAAAATCTTCGCCTATTTGATCAAATTGTGTGATTACATGACCGTAGATATCTGCAACTTCCGAAGATATAACCGCAACTTCATCTGAGATATTATCCCAATGATATTTGCTGGTTGTAAGACGCTTAACAAATTTTGTCATAGCGACTAAACGATCATTTTCGTACTTACTATTCATAGTATGAATATAGGAAATCTTAGGATAAATTCAAGACATAAAAAAAGGCGGTGATGATACCGCCCTTTTTTGACTGTGAGAATAATGTTAGCTTAAGTGTTGCTGGTTTTCATTGACGGTGAGAACAACATCAGAGTTTTTAGATTTTCTGCTGGACGCCATGTCTTTTAGCTTCTGCAATCTATCCTGTGATATCACCGCGAGATTAGTTGATAAGTTATCTTCGCCGACTAAAATACTATCTTCGACGTCAGTCCAATACATTTGAACTTCATCTAAATATTTAGCCTGATCAATAACTGTTGCCATAGTGTCCTGACTATCTTTACACCATGTGTAATACTTCTTATGGGCTTGTATGACATCTTCTTTTGAAGATTGATAGTTCATAAGAATTTGCCATTGCCAATCCTGAACTCCATAAGCGCGAGTATGACAACCGCCTGTATTTACAACTTCTAATCCAAATGGATTTACTTTATCATTACCACCGTAGCCAAAATTAAACTGATCAAAATTATCTTTTAACCAGCCTTCATTTTTACTGCGGTCAGTATTTATAGTGGGATTATTGACACCACCTTGACGACTATATTCAGTTTCGACAAAAGGATTTAATTTATTCGCCATGAGTTTATCATGATTTAAAGCACATGATAAATCTGACGGTAAATTAAAATCAATCCTCACTTCATCACCAGCGTCAGACTGAATATTTTTCATGGTGAAGCAATTATCATTCATAGTAAAATCTCTGCTATGATAATCACCTCGCCCATTATATTTTCTCATTACATCACGATCAGCTTTCGGATATCTTTTTTCAACCTCAGCTTCTATGATTTGATGAGCGTCATCTTGCGCTCGATACATACGAGTTATGGCGGTGAGTAAATCATCTTTTAGCTCACTAGGAGTTTGGTTTACTACTCGCCAATGCTCTTTTTTGAGCGTCGCTCTTTTAGAGTTATTTAATCGTAGTCTATTATCTGTCATAGTTTACTCCTTACAGATTATGTAAATTTGGAAGTGAGTTTATATGTTCGTTTCTCTCTTCCATGAAAGTATAAAGGCAATCTAATTTACAAAACATTCCGATTGCCCTCTCATTGGGTGGTACGTTCCACTCAACTTTTTTTTCGCTCTCGTTGTATCTAGGATTATATTCGCTGGGAATAGATTTGATCACATTGTCTTTTGCAATCTTACCTGATCTCTTAAAAACATAATTACCGTCACGCCAAGACCGTTTTCCGCCATAGCCATATTGACCGACAGAACTTCCACAAGTCTTACAACATCTAGTCATTTTGATATTTCCTTTCTTATTAATATAAAAATATAAATTGTTAGGATAAGAAGTCAAGAATTAAAAAAGGGGTGAGAACAAATAAACTCACCCCTCTTCTCGCGGTCATAAGATTTGCGAAGATCAAGAAAGGTTGACCGCGAAACTTTTAAATATTACTCGTAGTCCTCCATAGGTCTTTTAGCTACTTCCATTGTAGCGGTATCAGTACGAATAATATAATGACCATTATCACTATTATCACCGTCATTTTTATCCTTTCCGAAGTAATAAGATGAAGATAATAAATTTTCATCTGTTTTCATTCTTCCTATTTCGCCACCACGAATATACTGACGATCAATTTTATTTCTTCCAATAAAGTCTAAAAATTGTGTCATCATCACTCTAGCCTCATGTCTTGTAATAGGATCACTCCAATTACTTTCTGCTTTATTTCGATCTTTAAAATCCTTAAACCAATTCAAAGCAAAGTTTGGAAATTCAGTGCCACCCCAATGATTAAATAAAGCAATACTTTCGCCACCGTCACTATCTTTAAATGATATACTTACTCTATCACCCATATTTTATTCCTTTCTTTTTGGCGAGGGATACAGGAAAATCCCAGTTTATCCCCCTCGCTAATTTTAATATAATCATCTCCTAAAAAATTGCAAGTAGTTAATAAAAATAATTTGACAATAATATAAAGTCCTATAAATTTGAGACAGTTATATAAGGAGAAAAATTATGAGTAAATTTAAAGATTGGGTTATGGACGAGGAAGAGAGAGATCAAGAGATAGAAACCAAAGAAGAATTTATAAGAGAAGTTAGAGCAATATTAAACGCCAATGAAAAACTTTATGATGTTGGTTTAGCTCAAATTGTCGATATGGTGCATGAATTAGCAGAATCATATAGATATTAAGAAAGGAATAAGAAATGAAAATAGACGCAAAAACAGAAGCAAGTGATGAGCATACACAAAAAGTATTGCAATTAACTATTTCAGATATTATGGACTTAAATAATGAGGGTTCAATTCCAAGCGATTTAGTGGATGATTTATATTATTATCTACTAGATAATAAGGCAATAAGAAAGGAACTGAAATGAACAGTAGGATAGAGGACATCATACAAGACATACGAGATTTAAGAGATGATAAATCTCATTCATGCCCGAACAACAAAGACGATCAATTAGAATGCACTTGTATTAAGTATGATCGTGTCATTGATAAGTTAGAGGATTTGTATAGAATGATGATAGCTCAAGGCTTCATCAACTAATGAAAAGCAAATATTCTTACGATCAAGTTTTACCAGATTACATCATTAACAAAACTAACGGTGAGAAGTTAGTCAAGCGAAAATGTTTTCATTGCAACAAAGAATCAATGATGACTAAGTTTCAGCGGTGGTGTTCTGCTCATTGTAAGCACATGGCTACACAAGATTATGATAGCTACACACAAGACGATTATAAGGTTAGTAAATAATGTTTATTTTAATTTTTTGGGAAATTATATTAATTATATTGGCTATTGCGGTTCTTCTACTTCTTCGATAACTTTAACTTCCATACCAATAGACTCTCCATTAACAACATTGTGATCTCTAATCTCTTTTAGCTTGGCTTCCAACTCAGGTCTAGTCATGTTATCGAGAGAGGCGGTCACTACTTCTTTACGGTCAATATAAAAACCAGCTAACTGACCACGACGATACTCTGCCTGAACGGCTGGGCCTAACTGACCATTAGCAACAGCTTGTTCTCTTAGTCTTGACAGCTCACGCTGGTGAGTGACAAAAGTAATCTTACTCGCTTCTGCATACTCTCGCTGTAACTCTTCAATGGCTTTGACAACAGTAGGAAAGTATTTAGGGTTTCTTAAATTACAAGCTTGAGATACTGCTGAACGCTCAGAATATCCAGCTTGTCTTGCACATTCTGTGGCGGTCAAACGACCATTCTCTTTTACAAATATCTCAACAAATCTCTTTTGTTTAGGTGATAGCTCACCATTTTTTATTCTAGGCATTTTTTTACTTTAATACACTTTTTCAATTCTGTATAGATTTTTTTAATTCAATATTATAATTAATAATACTACTTTCAGTTCAAAAAAGACATATAGGGTGAGTTACCTGTGGTTACCTGTGGTTACGTCATAGAAGTAACCATACTATTGTTGATTTACAATGGTTTTTCACTAAAGTTACGTGGTTACCTCTGTTTTGTCGAATTTGCAAAAACATAAATCACTTTCAGTTTAAAATATCTATAGGAAAATAAAAAGGGGGCCGAAGCCCCCTGATTTAATTACTCGTATGTTTCTGGTTGACTTCCAAGACACTCAGTTAGCTCATAATATAGATCCATTTCTTCTTTTGTAAGATCTTCTTTTTCAGCCGTCCTAGAGAGACAATCATATAAAAGTTGAACTTCTTTAACAGTAAGTTCTGGTTCTTTAATAAATTTTGCCATTTTTTGTTTTTCCTTTCTATTTAATATCTTACTATATCCTATTAAATCCCATAAGTCAATGGGACAAAGTGTCGCATTTTAATCATCAATTGACAATAAGTCCTAAATAGTTATATTTAAATAGGGCTAATGACGATTCCTCCTTTCTATAACACACGACCCCTTCTTCGAGGTCATTTTCATTGAGCATTAGCCCTTTAATGTGATAAAAGTATTCTATGAAAAAGAAGCCACAGAGCGAGACTATCTATCCCATGGTCCTTGTTTCGTGGTACGACGCCAAAGACGGAGATACGGGTTGGCATAGCTTAGAGGACATAAAAAAAGAAAGACTAGCACTATGTCATTCAATGGGTTGGATGGTATACAAAGACAAAGAAAAAACAATCATTATGGCAGATTACTCAGAATTCGACGATGAAAAAGACGGTGGACGTCACATTATCATTCCGTCAGGCTGGGTGAAGTCCATAGCATTTTTAGATATACACAGAATGGAGAGAAACTAATGGATATGCAAAGACTATTAAAATCAGTACGTGATCATGAAGGTTACCGCAACAAGGTCTACTTAGACACACTAGGCAAGAGAACTGTGGGCGTCGGCCATCTTTGCGTCGAAGATTTTTGGGAAGATAATAAAGAATACGACGAAGAATTTTTAATGGAAATATTAGAAAAAGATTTAGAGAACGCGATATCAGGAGCAGAAGATTTACTCGGTGAGTCCATGGTCCATGATCAATGCAAGGAGATTATCGTCGAGATGGTATTTCAACTTGGAAAAACCGGCGTGAGTAAGTTCCGCAACATGTGGTCAGCGCTAAAAGAAAAGACACCACCAGACTATAAAACCGCGGCGGCCGAAATGCTCGATTCGCGTTGGGCCAAGCAGACCCCCAATCGCGCAAGTAAAATGTCAGAGCTTATGGCGAGCCTGGCGTAGTGGACGACGATTTACTTAAATGGGACGGCTTTGATGATGCGATTATCGGAGTGGGTTCGCGTTGTGGTATGGACGATATATTAGTTTACAGTAAAAAGAAGATGGCTTACATTTTAAGAGACAGAGATGACATGGATGTAGAAGAGGCAATAGAATACCTCGATTTTAACGTTTTAGGGGCCTACATAGGCAAAAGAACACCTATCATAGTACAAGACTTCATCTAATGGAAGAAGAGGTCACAGAAATCTGTCCTATCTGTGAATTTGACGTGGAGGAGTGCGATTGTTTTACATACTAACAATTATTTTATTATTACTCATCGTCACATTATTAGCGCTTTTATGCGTTATGGTCTATGCAATCGGTGATCAATTACACGAGAGCCGAGATCCCAATAATAAAAGAGATTGATTTTTAATCTTCGCTTAGTATAAAATAGGAAGTTTACACTATATACAGGAGATTAAAATGAACATTGATGAAATGAAGAGCGTTATCGTCTACTTAACAGACAAGGTAACCAAACTAGAACAAGAGAATATTGCACTATCGAATAAAAAATTATGTGAATGCGAACAAGAAGAAGAGGCACCAATACCTGTAGGAAACAACATTATTAGATTATTTCCTTACACGGAGGCGTAAGCGGATACGGCGACGATTGCGTCTCTTTTTGGACCCTACTTTACGTCGCCCCTTATGCTTTTTCTTTTTTAGTACGGAACTCATCTCTGTCCTGATCCATTTGCTGAACCCTTGCTCTCCAATAATCTCTTTCTTTCTCGGCCAGATCTTCCCACCGCGATTGTTTAAATCCTCGTCTATCTGATTTATATCTCAGATTCTTTGCTCTCTTATCATAAACTGTGAAGTCACTCATTTAAATTCATTAATAGATTGTTCGTGTTTCTTCCACAAACGACGACCGTCTTGTAATGTTATTTCCCAATCAATAACATCAAACTCTTTTATTGTACCGTCAGTATAATGAACTCGGACGCGATTGATTACGTCACCTGACTCTGGATTTTTTTCTTGAAATCTAACGACGCCACTAACTATTTTTTTTATCATCCTTTACGTGCCCTTGTGCAGGCATATTTGTAAAGTAAATGGAACGCACATCCTTTATGGCGTGTTGTAGTTCAGCTTTCTCTCTTAGCACATTGTATAACTCTTTGATATGTTCAGCGTGATCATGTTCTTTACTTGTGATGTACGCTGGTACATTTGTTAATAAAACTTCTTTTGCTTCTAGCTCTGATAAATTACCTATCATCTTATTCAATACTGATATGTATAAAGCTCTTTTAACGTTATCCTTGTTCTGTTGTTCTTGCACTGTGGTCCTCTCCATTCTGTATGGTTGGTTGATTGCTTTCTTGATTATGTTCTTTGTCAATTAAATAGTGTAAATAAGAACCCATAGACATATACTTGTTTTGTGCCATGGGCTTTGCCTTGTTGTACACATCAATTTTTATGGCTACAGATTTATACTTAGTAACATCTGTCATTTCTTTCTCCTAAATATTATATCTTGTTTCATATAATAATAGGTATATATGGGAATTTATATGATAGTCAAGGACAATCTATGTGTCTTGTTTATATAAAATATCCTCTAAACTAGCGGCTTGGACGCAATTAAACGACATACTAACGTATCCAGTAAGGTCTATTAGGTCGTCTTGAACCCACTGATAGTATTCATTACAGTCCTCATAGTTAGCGTGAGTTACCTCAGATGCTACTCTCAAACAATTCTGATCTATACCAGTGCCTATGCACATCCAACCAATTAAAAAAAATTTTAACATTTACTCCTTTTCGATGTACTCGAATTCTACTTTCAACCTTATCTGTTCCTTGGTCCGTTGTCTAATAATCTTTGATCCCGGTCGCCAACTTTTTGTCCTGCGTGATGTTGTCTTAACATCTATGAGTCTGACCTCTCCTGTCTCATGGTGAACTAACACCATGTCAATGGGACCAGAACTCGATACGTTTTTAAATACCTCGTAGCCTTGCTCTAAGAACTTAATGATAGCTCTATGTTCACTGACGTCACCAATTACCCTTTTTTCATTTCTCCCCATGATGATCCTATATCCATATCTACTTTCAAAGGTACCTTTAATTGCACTGTATTTTCCATTGCTTCTTTAATTTTTTGCGCCTGCTCATCAGATTCAATCGAACAGTTTAACTCATCGTGAACTTGTATATGAGATACAATTCCTTGCTCATATAAATCCACCATAGCTTTTTTAGTCATGTCTGCACTAGATCCTTGTATCAATCTATTCAAAGCTTTATAAGTCCATGCACGTTTTAAGTCACGGCCATATTCTTTCTCTGCTTGCCATAATGGTAACGGTTTATGTATACCAAATGCTCGTGGTTCCCATGTATCAAAACGACATTTACGACCTAGCAGTGTTCGAAGAAAGCCTACGTTTTCTGCTTTGCGTGTCGCTTGTTCCATTAACTGTTTTACAAAAGGCACGTTAGCGTGAAACTGTGTAAATAAATCTTCTGTTTCATCTCTATCTAATCCAAGCTCACTTGCAAGCTTACCTTTACCCATGCCATACATCATCCCTAAATTAATTGTTTTCGCGGTTCTTCTATCTATACCAGCCATATCTGCAACGGCTTGGTGAAAGTCTGGGTCCTCGTGCTTATAAGATTCAATCACTTCACCAGCACCTTTTAATCCACCGCTAGTTAATGAAGCGAAGTGAACTAACACTCTAGGTTCTTGTTGACTGTAATCAAAACTACCCCACTTACATTTTTCATTAGGAACAAAGATAGACCTGATCATTGGTCCGATATCCTTGTTTCTAGCTGGAATCTGCTGGAGATTAGGATTACTATAACTAAATCTACCCGTGACTGTACCACCACTTTCACTACGCATTTGATGTATGTCAGCGTGAATACGACCTTTGTGTTCATGAGTGAGTATCGTATCAATGAATGTAGTACGTGCTTTATTAAACTCTCTGGCCTGCACTATCATTTTAGCTAACGGATGTTTGTGTGTTGTTAAAAAATTTTTATCAAACTTTGGTTGACCTGACTTCGGTGTTCTTTCATAAGATATCTCTAGCTTATCAAAAGCTTTAGCCACGCTGACGGCAGCCCAAACATCTACATCAACTCCTGTGTCTTGTTTAATTTTATATAAAAGATCTTTTTCTTTTTTACTCAAATCTATTTTTATGTGATTAGCTTTTTGTAAATCAACGCGAACTCCATTAGATTTCATATCTAACAGACATGGGAAGAGCCGTGTTTCGAGATCAAAGATACTTGATAGCTCTTGCTTAATTAATTCTACTTTAAAAAACTGCCATAATCTCAACGTCAGATCAGCATCTTGCTCTGCATAAGGGCCCACATACATAGGCGGTAACTTATACATTTCAGCTTTAGCATCGACGCCCCATTCTTTTGCGGCCTCATATAATAAACCCTCTGACTTAGTATCTTTTAAATAATCTCTTCCTAATTCATTTAAGGAGTATCTAAATCTATTTTCATCAATTAGCGGAGCAGCTATCAGTGTATCAATAATTTTACCTTTGACCTCTATACCCCACCAGCGAAGCCACCCCACGTCATAAGAAGCATTGTGAAATATCTTATCACAGGGTAACTCCATAATTTTTTTTACTTGGCGCTTGACAATCTTCTCATCAAAATTACCACCGCCTTCATGACGTATTGGAAAATATCCTTTCCAACCGTCTACTGCTATTGCAACTCCAGCTATAAAACCGTCACCCCTAGGCCATCCTGGGCCCATAGTCTTGATGTTAGGATCACAAGTTTCTAAGTCTACTGCTATCTCTGTAGCCTCTGTTAAGTTAGGCACCTTCTCAGGTGGCGTCCACTCGCTAGGTGGTTGAAACAAAGGCATTTGAGTCACTAGTCCTCTTTTTGAATTTCAGCCGCTATAGCTGCGTACCCAGCGATATCTATATAAGAATCGGGTGTTGCTTTATGTTTTATTCTAGCAACCTTCATCAATAGCATACACATGGCCACGTCGTGAGCGGAAATATCTTTTCCTAAATAAGAACTCCATAGAGCTGCAATATTACAATGCGTGATAGTTTTATCACCGTAATCATTTGCTCTAGGGCCTGTTACTAATCTAATAGCTTCTTGTAAACACTTTTCACTTTGCATCTTCTTTCTCCTTTTGCTGTTGTAAGTCTTGTAGTAATTGTTCTAAATCTTTCTTTAAAACTTTTACTGCTTTATCTAAGTCATCACGTCTAAGCTTCGCGCCTTCTGCCCTGACTTTAGAAATCTGTTTAATAGTTATCTGAAGTTGTTTGATAACAACGTTTGTAAATGACATTAAAAAACCTCCGAAAATTCTCTGTCAGATTGAGATCTAACAATGTTTAATATATTCCTAGCACGTGTCATTCCAACATAGAATACTCGTCGCTCTGAATCCCTGTTCTTCCAATACTCATCATCTGCTTTGCGAGACAAGTCTGTCAGTAACATAACATTATCGGACTCTCCACCTTTTGATCCGTGTATAGTCGATAACTTGATCCGTGGTTCGTGTCTAATGTTTTCACCACGGCGTAAAACTGCTCTAACATAAATAGACTTTGACGGTGGTATATTTTTTAACGCTTTAAACCACGGTAAGTCTTTATCTACTTTTAAACCATAATTATTTTTTAATGATTCAAAGTTATATAATTTTTCTTTATCTGCTTTCTTCATACCCTTATGTTCTACTTCCACACCTTCTCCTGTCTTTATATAAGCATAGCAACTTTTCACTTGTTTAATACCTATTTCTTTACCTCTGCGCAGATCCTCCCACGCTAAGATTGCTTCATGAACTCTTTTATTAATAGAAGTTTTATCCGCTCTTTTATAATAATAACCGTAGATTTTTAAATCTTCTTCTAACTTATCTAAACGATATCTATCCCTCGCCAGGATTAGCCATTGACCTTCTTTCATCTTTTGTAACTGTTCTATTGGATGTATGTTTACTTCACCGTCATCATCTCTTGATGTCCATTCTTTATCTACTCTATCTGATATTCTTGTAATTAGTTTATTTGCATGCCTATGAATTAACTTAGACAGTCTATAAGACCTATCTAATACAGTTCTTTGACCTTCCATATTAATTAAATACTCAGGTCTGGCCCCTGCCCAACGATAGATAGCTTGATCATCATCTCCGGCGACGTAGACTCTTTTACTATTTTCAATAATTCTTTCTACCATTTTCCATTGCAACCAGCTTAAATCCTGTGCTTCATCTATTATTACCACGTCGAATTGAGGTATTGTATCATAATGTTTTTTATTAAACTCAACTATCAAATCAGTCAAATCAAATTTGTTTCTCTCTGATTTGTATTGATGTAAGGCTTGGTCTATATATTTTAATTTTAACCAGCCCCCTTGCAAATGACCCACTGTGGGATCATTAAAAAAGTTTTCAGTTGTGAGTCCCCTGACTTTTGCACCGTCAATAACTTTCATAAATACATCGTCAGGAAAGCCAGCACCATATGTTTCGGTGTTCTTGTTCGGATTACTAAGATTAATTTGTAGTTTATCTGATACCACTTTATAATCATCATCACTCATGATGTTCTCTTCTTTTAAATGTAATTCTCTGTAAGCTAGACTATGTAATGTTCTAAAGTTCATAAAATCTTTTGTGCTATAATTTAATTGAGATATGGCTCTTGATAAAGCCTCGTCAGCCGCTTGATTTGTAAATGCTAAATAGGCTATCTTGTTTGGTGATACTTTGTTTTCTCGTAACTCTTTCTCCACGATATGAAGTAAATGCGTAGTCTTACCCGTGCCTGGTGGTCCAAAGATTATGTTTCTCAAAACGGAGCATCCTCTCTCATGTCAGGTGTCTTGAACTCGTCCTCGCTTTTTTTCTGCCAAGGCAAGAACCAAAGATACGTTGTTTTATTTTTTACTTTACGTCTGATATCTCCACCACCTAATTTATTTCTAATGTGAGCAGTCATCTCTGTAGCACTAAAATCTTTAAAATCATTCTTCTTTAAAAACTTTTGTAACCAATCTGATCTAAAAAAAGCAGTCATCTTTTGTACCTTGATTTCTTTTTCAACTCCATTCTCTTTAATTATATCAATATATTCTTTATCTTCAAATAATGCCTTACCCATTTCAATCTCATCTATGTGTTCTGCTTCACCTTGGTCCTCTAAGAATCTTTCTAGTAAGTTTTCAAATCTACCTGTTTTTGTAATCTCATGTGGCATTTGTATTACCTCTACAACTTGTAATAAAGATTGTATTCTATTATCCCAATCTTGTGGGCGCATGATGTTAGGTAATATATTTATTTCATTCAAACATGCTTTTCTAAATCTGTGTTGATCGTACAACTGTTCTGTAGATAATTTTAATCTTCTGCCGTCTATGTTTAAGAACCATGTGGACTCATCACTTTCAAACTTTGTCAAATCACTAACCTGATGTTGAAAAGAATTACCTATGCCATATTGTTTTGCTCTGCATTGTATAGGTGAGCAAACAGAACACATAGGCTGATCCTTACATTTATACTGATAATCTTTTTTCTCGTGTTGATTAATTGTCTTTTGAACTTGTGATGAGCTAAGTGGTCTCTCCATATACTTGTGATTAAACTCATCTACTTTGTCTTGCCATTGCTCAGGCCATTTTTTCTTTGCGTAAACGGCATACTGATACAATGTATTATCTCTACCACCTTCAGGTATACCTTGTGACATAAGAGTTGCTATACAAGGAGGACCATCATCTAAATCATTTATTTGTTTTTCTACTTTAGGTTTAAAGTCTTTGAGATACTGTAGACCAACACTATGTTTTTCATATAGAAGAAAGAACTCATCTAATGTAATAGCTTGACCGTCATCATCAAAAGCATGTCTCATACTTTCATCACCGCCATGATAAGGTAAGTTTAAAAAATTACCTGTGTCTCCTCTATCTGCTCTGATCTCTATTTGTTTTGGAAACACTTCACAATTAGCGTAGCCAATCAATCCAGACCACTCTATTAATTTATCTCTTATAATTTTTGCTTGTGTTGGTTCTCTTAAAAATAAAAATATGTGAGCACCACCACTCTTTGATCTACACATAACCAAAGGTAAATCTAATTTTCTAATCTTACTTACAATCTTTTTAAAATCTAAAGGATATGTATCTATATCTATACAACCCCATATACAACTTGAATCATCTCTAATTGGTATAATACCTAGACTTGGGTCCTTACCATTTATGTGGTCTATCCATAACTGATCAGTTACAGGTTGCTTTAATATAAAAGCTTTACCAGAAGCTTTACCGTTTACAGATTGACCGTCACTAACATATTGACCATAGGCTCTGTCCAAGCCATAGAAAATACTTTTAAATTTTTTTACTCTTTCTTCCATAAATTAAAAGGGGCGGTTGCCCGCCCCCATAGTTTAGAAAGGAGTAGCCTGCTCGTTTGTAGCAGATTCCTGTTCATACTTGACCTTCACTTCGCCTTTGCCTACGCTCTCTGCAAAAGTTTTAGCCATGGAGTAATAATTAGTATCTTGTAGTTGATCCTCACGAGAGATCTCCCAGCCATACCAATTACCTTTGTCATTACCTTCTTTGACTGTTTTCAAACGATAGTAATGACTGTAAGACGGAGGAGTAAACAATCCGTTCTTACCTTTTAGTTTTAGATTAAGTAACATCGAGTTCCATTTTCTACTCTTTTTTAATTGAGTAGCTTTCATGGTAATCAAAGCCGGAGTTGCGTCACCCTCATCTGTTATTAATAACACATAATGATTACCGCAAGTCTCAACATAGTTACCATTGGAGAGACGATCTTTATTGCTATCATCTCTTGTTGTTTTGGTTAAGACGTCACTTGAAGCATCAAAGACATTTAACGGTGCACCCGATCCCTGTCCTCTGTCAGCCCACTCAACGTATTGACGTTGATACGCACAAGGTAAAACGCGTATACCTTTTGATCCGTCATACAATTCATTTGTAACTGTATTAAAAATCATACCAGCTTTTGCGTTTTCTAACTCTTCCAATTCAGGAGAGAGTTGCATCAAGACTTTTAATCTTGGTGTAGCTAAATCATCTTGCGAGATATTTTCTAGGCCGCTAGAAGCGTCCATTTCCATTAACTCTAGATTTAGTGCGGGTAGTTTGCTTTCTTCTTTTTTTGCAACACTGTTTGTGTTTGCACTTGCATTTGCCATTTTGTACCTCCTATGTACATTTTACTTTTTACTTATTTTGGTTTCGGCGCCAACAAAGACTCCGAACTTTTCCATAGGTATCTCCTTACCTTCATTGATTTGCTCTCTTACAAAAGCTTTCAATGTCATAGGTTCAACCCATAGTTTTTGTTGAGGATCGTAACCCAACTCCTGAACTTTGTTTACAAATTCAGAGGCGGTCATATCCTCACCTTTACCGAACGTAGCAGATACTTGATTCTTTATCAAGTCGCCATGTCCGTTCTCACGAAGCCACTGAAATGCGTCCTCGCGAAACCTTACAGGAATAGATGCTTGCACTTTTTGTTTCACTTTAATTTGTGAACCGTCTTTAAGTGTTAAGCTTTCTAATCCTAACTCCGCCATTCTGGCTGGAATTATTTCTTCCGATAACTTACGAATACTCTTAGCTTTTTCTTTTAACATTTTTTCAAGCTCTTCGTATTCACTCTGTTCTGATGATAATTCAGAACAAAGATCAGAAACTTCTTTTAGTGAGTTATCTCCGATAGTCGGTTTGGAAAATTCTGCTTCCATATCTTCTAACAAACTATTCATCTATCTCTCCCTTCTCGTATAGATTTACTTCAATAGGATAATACTTATATTCACGTTTATCCCATTTAAGACATTTGAATCTACCACGATTATAGTTCGCGGCAACTGCACATGCAATACCTATAATTGAAGGGTCACCAATTAATAATAAATAATCATCGTCACAAAAATCTTTTAACTTTTTGTTTAGACGTCTCACAGTTGGTCCCGTGCTCAAAACTAATTGAGAACCCTCTGGTAACAAAAGTTCTAATTTACCATACTTTTCAGCACTTAAAACATTTCTACCAGCAACTTCTTGTATTACATAAACAGTCATTCTTAATTCTAATTATAAATATAGTCATTGACAAAAAGATTTGCAAGTATTAATTTTTATTTAAGAATTTTAGAAAGAGTTAGTTATGGATTATAAGTTTAAAACAAAGCCATACGAGCATCAATTAAAGGCATTAGGTGCTTGTCATAGTAAAGAAAATTATGCTTTATTTATGGAAATGGGTACAGGTAAATCTAAAGTCTTAGTGGATAATATAGCTATGCTTTATGATAAAGGTAAAATAAATGCAGCTTTGGTTATTGCACCAAAAGGCGTTTATAGAAACTGGGAGAGACAGGAGATACCTATTCATATGCCAGAACATGTTATGCACGACATTGTTACTTGGTCTCCCTCAACCACAAAAAAACAACAAAAAGAAAATCAAAAGTTGTTTAAACACGGTGAAGAACTGATTATATTTTTAATGAACATAGAGGCTTTTAGTACAAAAAAAGGCTTAGTTATAGCGGAAAAGTTTCTGTTAGCACACTCTGCATTAATGGCAATTGATGAGTCAACAACTATTAAATCGCCTACTGCTTCTAGAACTAAAAATGTTTTAAGTTTAAGAAGATTTGCAAAGTATAGAAGAATCCTGACAGGATCTCCTGTAACTAAAAGTCCATTAGATTTATACACTCAATGTTATTTCCTTGATCCGTTGTACTTGGACTTTTCTTCATACTACACTTTTCGTAATCGTTATGCATTAATGGTGGAAAGAAGTTCCGGTAGTCACACATATAAATTAGTTACAGGCTATACAAGACTAGATGAACTAAATGGTAAGTTGGATAAGTTTTCTTACAGAGTTTTAAAAGAAGATTGTTTAGACTTACCTGATAAAGTTTATATGAAAAGAAATGTGCCTTTGACACCTGAGCAGACAAAAGCTTATGAGAGCATGAAAGAGAACGCCGTTGCGGTTTTACAAAACTCTCAAACAACTGCGGCCAGCGCATTAGCACAAATGGTTAGACTTCATCAAATAACTTGTGGTCATATAAAAACTGACGCTGGTGAAGTTAAGCATTTAAAGAATAACAGAGTCAATGAACTTTTAAATATATTAGAGGAGATAGATGGAAAAGTCATTATTTGGGCGATATATCGTCATGATATCCAACAAATTAGAGAAATACTTTCAGAAAGATACGGAGAAGAAACTGTGGAGTCGTTTTATGGTGATACTCCTGAGATTGATAGGCAGGATATTGTTATTAGGTTTCAGGATAGAGAGGACCCTTTGCGATTTTTTATTGGCAATCCTAGAACGGGTGGATATGGTCTCACTCTTACTGCTAGTAATACCGTTGTTTATTATAGTAATAGCTATGATTTAGAAATTAGATTGCAATCAGAGGACAGAGCACACAGAATAAGTCAAACAAAAAAAGTTACGTACATTGATCTTATGTCTGAGGGAACCGTGGACGAGTTTATAATTAAAAATTTACGGGGTAAAATAAACTTAGCTAATAAAGTATTGGGTGAAGATTTAAAGAAGTGGTTGATATAAAACCACCCCAGATAGGGGTGGCTTAAGTTTTATTTCTTCTTGGTTTTTTTCTTGGTTTTTTTCTTGACGTTCTTTTTCTTTGCCATGCCGCCGCCGCGCATTTTAGTCATACCGCCGCCGCGCATCATGCCAACTTTGTCCATCATCATACCATTTCTTTTTTTCATTCCTGGCATTTGTTGTCTCCTTTAAAAAGCTTTTTAAATTGTTTTTGTCTAGACGACACTACCTCATGGTAGTAGTCTCTGGGCCACTTATCGTAGTAACCCATGCGATGTAGTTTATCAGATGCTTCATACAATTGCGAGAACTTTTGTATTAACATCATAGAAAAATCTATCTTTGAATCAGGAAGATTAGATATATCTCCTGTAGGGTCTAATAAAAACTCTTGTTCTTCTTCATTAGGTGGGTTGTATGGGTGAAATCCCATAAAATACACATCTTTTTTATTATATTTTCTATTAAAATTATCAATAATTCTTTGAAATTTATTAAGACCATACTCTTTAAAATAAACGTCGCAGTAAATAAGTATTTCTTTTTTATTAAAATTAATATTTTTAACGTGTTTATGTAACTCTCTTACATACCCTACTTGAGGGTTTCTAACTACTATGTCTACTTTACTATCCATCCAAGCTTTCGCCGCGAAAGGACAAGCAGGCATTTTGTTGAGATGTTTATTAGGAACCTCTAAGTAATGTTTAGACCAAAGTCTGACTTCAGTATAAATTAACTTTTTTATTTTACTTGAAACCAAATACTATTTTGTTTTTGCAGACATTCCAGTCAAAGGATTGTTTAAAGCTTTATTAATCTTTAAATCTAAATTATCTTCCAATAATTTCATTTCTTCTAAAAGCTCTCTATTATCTTCCTTTTGTCTGTCCTCTACATCATTGACTATTTCTGTTATATGGCGAACATCACCTTCCATTTGACGTAGATCTGTTTTTAAATCATCCTTAAGTTCTCTTGCAGTTGATGCAATGAGATTTACTTCTTCTAAAACTATATCTAATTCACTTTTCAAACCTTCTACTTTCTGTATTACAATTTCCATTTGTGCTTTCGTTTCACTTTCAAGAAGTGAAATCTTCTTATCAAAGCCTGATAAATCCGGCTCAGTATAAGTTAAAATTTTTTCCTTCATGTTAAGATAATCCTGATAAAAAGTGAAGCCAGTCCAAGCTGCACCTCCTAAGGCAGATAACAAAGTTAATATGGCAAAGACTTTTCCTCCTGTGAACTTCATGCCTGCATACTCAATACTGGTCATTTATCATTTCCTCCATAATCTGTCCTTGTGCCATGTCAAACAAAATACCATAGTTATCTTCTAAAGTCTTGTTTAAATACTCTGACACATTTGTATCTTGTATAATTGATTGAGTGTCAAAGAAAGTCTTAGTATTACCAAGTATCTGCATAACAATCAACGTTTTCATTTGATTTGACTCATCATATCGAGCCTTATCATCAATCTTCTTTACTATTTTGGTCGCCGCTTTTTCTTTAGCAGACGGTTCTTTTACAGGTTTTTCAGGTTTTTCAGTTTCTTCCTGTTGTACTTCTTCTTGCTCTTCACTATCTTCTGGCTCCACAACGGGCTTCTCAGTAGTTTCGCTATCGGGTTCTGGTTCTTCTTTTGTTGGTTCTTCTTCATTTGTTTCTTCTACAACGGGTTCTTCTTTTGTTTCTTCCATGGGTGGTGGTGTATCCTCTGTCTCTATTTCCACTGGTTCTTGTTCAGTTTCCATGGGTGGTGGTGTTTCTTCCATTTCTGGTGGTGGAGGCATATCCTCCATGGGTGGAGGCATATCTTCTGCAGAGGCTATCATATCTGGTGGCGGTGGTAAATCTTCCATTTCAGGCATTGGTAAATCTAGTTCCATTTCCATTTCTATTTCCATGGTCACTGTTTCAATATTAACAGGCATTTCCATTTGCATATCTGGCGGTGGTAACATTTCCATAGGTGAAACAGGAACAAACTCCATATCAAAAGAAGCTTCTAATTCAATCGTAAACTCCATTTCAAATTCTTCAATTTCAGCCTCAACAGTTTCATAAGTAATCTCTTCAAACTCTGGTTCTATAGGCATAAACTCTATGTCTCCTATATCGTTTGTAGACACATCATTAAACTCAAATATTTCTTGAGCAAATTCTATTTCTGATGTTGTAAATAAATCTAAATAATAAATTTCTTCTAAAGTAGTAATTTGTTGTGTGATAATTGTATTAACTACGTTGTAAAAAACATTGACTGTGACATCATCAAAAACAGGACCTACTGCTAAGTTGATATCTCTACCGCCAACTTCTATTGTTAATCTATTTAAAACGCCAGCGAAACCGAAAGTCCCATTGTATGATTGATAGCCTGAAGCAACTCCAGTTTCAGACAAGACATCAGTGCCTGTAAAGACTTGGTTAGAACCGTTAAGTCCTGTGATGTGCATATATATTCTATCTTGAGCATCTTGTTTATCTACTTCAATTGTATATCTTACTTCTCCACCTTTTTGTATATTTAAATCAGATATATCTACCGTCTGTATAAACGTAGTGCCCATGCCATCAACACCCATTGATGATGTTGAGTTACCACTTCCTGTAATGGCTGCACACTTATCTGCTCCTAATCCATAACAATTATTACCTGTTGGCATACTGGCAGGTCCTTGCCCACCCCAATCAATGTCCATATCACCTTCTTTTGATGAATTAACATATCCATTAGTTCCGTCTAATATATCTGTAGAATCTTCATTTGTGACAGTAGTAGTAGTAGTTGTGACAGTGGTAGTTGTTGTCGTGACTATTTCTGTGCCTAAATCTTCTTCTGTGATATCAACTTGAGTATCTTCTGTAACTGTTACACCTGGCGTGCACAGTCCTTCTGTATCAGTTAAACAAGTTGCTTTAGAGGAAGAGTAACAAAGACAAAGCCATAAGACCAAAATTCTTAAGATCACTATTATCTCCTTGAGGTTTTTCTTCTACTTTTTGTTGAACATATTCTGGTTTATATTTACTGCCGTCAGGAATTTGATCGGGATTGTCACTCCAATATTGAGCTGCCTCAGCGCCAATTGATCCTCGTGCTGGACACGGGGTCCCTGCGTCTGTCATCGAATCCCAGACTCTTGGGTCTTGACACAATATACTCACGGCGGCAACTTTCATGCCATAGGAATATAATGACCGCGACAATTTAAGTTTTTGGCATAACTCATCATCTATGACTATACCACTTGCTAATCCTACAATATTATTTTGTACACTAGCTCCCACACCTACTTTACATATATCACTGTTAGAATTAATTATAGAGGGTGCATTTGCAGTTGGAGGAGTAGAATTTGTAACCACGGTCGACGATACGGTATTAGTCTCGGCTTTTACAACGCCACATACTAAAAAAAATAATACTATGTATTTTACCATTGCAATGGATTTCTACTGTCATCATAAGTCTTGATCATGTATTCTTCCATCCAAATTATTTTTTCTTTGATGACTGCTATATCTTGTTGCATTTGTGCAACAGCATCAGCTTTCTGTTCTACAGCTTCAAGACGTTGAGTCCACATACCCCATGTCATCGCTAAAGAAGCGACAATACCTATTAACCAAATCATGTCTTTTTTAGTGAATTCCATCTACGCTATTCTCCCTAAGTTTTGATAATAACTACTCAAATTAGGATCCGCAAGACCTCTTTGTGCATAGGTAGACATGTTAAATTGAGGAAACATACTAAAATTAAAAGGTGTTTGACTAAAAGAACCCAATCCTGGTGATATTGGAAGTCCTGCTATTGGAGGAAAAGGAACAAGAGGTGGTTGCGGTGCGCCTGGTGGTGTAACGGGTGGTGTTACAATTGAAGGTATACCTGCTTGTTGTCTGTCACCATCATTTCTATTTCGTCTTAATTCCATTCTTGCAGCTGCTATGGCGTTAACTAAACCTTTGTTACCTGCTGCATTTGCTGCTCCTATATCCATTTTTGATAGATTTTCTAATTCTTGATTTGTTGTAGGTCTAAATCCAAACCCACCCTCTTCAATTGTGCCATAATATTTTTCAGGGTTTAAAGTTTTTAAACTTTCAGTTGCACGTGGTCCGAGAGCTTTTAACGCCGCGGTTTGATTCATAAAATTATCAGGAGTGCCAATACCAATATTTTGAAGAAAAGTTAAATCTGGATTGTTTGCAAGTTGCATTTGAACATTTTGAATTAGAGGATCGTCAAGACCAAATATACCCTCACTAGTTTGTTCTAATAAATCTCGTATTTCTATACCTGTATCTTCCCCGTCTATCTTTAAAGTATTACCTAAAAAAGCACCAGTAACTCTAGGATTATCTAATTTTGATTGTAATTGAATATACTCCTTATACTCTTTGTTAGTAAAATTATCTATAACCTCTTGAATACTTTTTCCCTCATCTATTGCGGTTTTAAATTTTTCTAACATAGACTGACCAACGACATCATTTCCAAAAATAGTGCTTGCCATGCCCATAATATTTGTAAAAGCACTTCCATCTTTTAATATATTTTCTAAACTAAACTTGTATTGTTGACTTGGATCAAAGCCATAACGCTTCTTAAAAAAGTCTCCATATATTTGAGGAGCACTTTGAGCTTGTGATTGAATAACGTCCTCTACAAAGTTAGATGATATATCTTCATCTTCAATTCTGTCTTTCGCTTCTCTTTCAGTAACAACAGTAGAACCAGTTCTGTCTCTAAACTTTTGTCTTTTTAATCTATCGGCAGCTTTAGATGTATCTAAACGATTAGTTGGTTTAAAATCTTTTACTTTTTCAGAGAAAGCTTCATCAATCCCACCTCCATCAAGACTCATAATACCTTCAGGACCTTTGTTTGGTTTACCTTTCATAGATCCGTGTATATTAGCTTTTACAAGCATATCTATTTCCGGTTGAGTTACATAAGCTAACTTAGTAGGTGGTGAGTCAGGACTAGATTGCCACTCTCTAGGTGCAGTTACGTTTTGAACTTTTTTGTCTAAAAAGTTTTTCATTATATTACCCTTTGCATAATTTTACGTGCGTTCATGATACCACCTTTTGAGGCGAATGTAATCTCACCTGGCCTGTTAAATAATTGTTTTCCACGGTCCATGGTGTTTGGATCGGCGGCCGCTATATTGTTTACAGGTTGTGCAATACTTGTCTGTCCTAATCTTGAAACATTAATAGGTTCATTGACATTTCCAGACGGAACATTAATAGGTTCTGGTGGAACAACTTTTACATCTTTATCAGGAGTTATTTCTATTGAGTCACCCACAACGCCAACATCGTTAAGTTGATTTTCACCCATCGCTTTTTCAAACAACTCTTCCTCTAACCTAACTAATGCAGTTTGTAAGATAGATATATTTTTACTATTATATCCATCAGGTGTCAGCTCCATTAATTTTTTTGCTGTAACAGGACTTGATAACAATCTAGCTAATACATCATATTTTAAAATTGTAAGACCTGTGCCAATAATGTCAAATTTTTGAACTAATTGAGCAGTTTGTTCAGCTTTAGCTAATTCTCCACCAACACCTAAATTTCCTCCAACTGCTCTTGAATATTGTTCATAAGCTAACAAAGCTTGAATTTGATCATCTGTAAAAAATTCTTTTAAATTTTCACTCTCTCTTAATTTTTTAATATTATTTGCGAACAGTTTAACATCTAAAACTTCTTGAAATAGTTTTTCACCACCTTTTTCTTCTATTTTTGAAGATTTTTGAAAAATATCTTTTAAGATGTTATTTCTAATATCATTAACTAATTTACTGTTTATACCACCAAACTCATCAATCATGCTCTTAACGCTAACATTAGTGCCAAAATCCCCTTTTTGAGCGTTTTTAATAATTCCATTTATAAATTCAGTTGATGTGGCTTTACTACCTATAGCTTGAGCCGCTATTCCTTCTTCGACTTTTCTTTGTCTTTTTGATAATTCCAATAACTCAGTAACTTTAGTTTCATAATTTGGTCCTAACAAAACTTCTAATGATTTTTTATCATTAATTAAAAAATCATTTAATATTTTATCACCATTCTTTGATTTAACTGTACTTGTAATCCAATAATTTTTAATTGTATTAAATAACTTTTCATTTGCGACTTTTGCCGCATCACTAGCATCCTCTGGAAGTCTAAACATTTCCTTAATGGCTAAAATATTATGTGTATTATTTGGTTTAATCATTGCTTTGACAAAGCCATCCATGTCGTCACCCGCCACTAAAGCTTGTCTAATTTTGTTCATACCGTTTACAACTTCTGAATTTTTAACTTGAGAATTTAAAAGATCCACATTGTGAATAAAAGTTGCATCTCCTTTTATAAAACCATTTTTAGGATCTAATAATTTATCTAAATTTTTATGCATTTCTGTTGCTGCTGCAATTATCTCTGGTTTAGATTTGGAATTATACATAATGTCATACAAATCATTTCTAACTTTGTACAACGTTTTAAGATTTAATAGTTTAGGATCATTTACTGAATTTATAGTTCTGTTTATTGTGTTTAATGTCTCTTCAATTTTAACAAAATCTTGGGGAGTTGTTTTATAAGGAGCCTCAACAAACTCTCCTTTCTTTTTACCTTTTTCTATAACGTCTTTAGTCGTAACATTTGATTTTAATTTATTTATTTCTCTAGTAAAAACATTTTTAAAACCGTTTATGTTTATTACATAGTCTCCTGATTTAACAGCGCTATTTGTTGCCTTAGTAGTAAAGTTATTAATTGCTTTATTAGCGATGAGATTGTAATTAGTTACGGATTCTGTTAAAGCTTTGTCTGCTGCAGCCATATCAATATTACCATCTTTAATATTAAAATTAATTTTTAAATTCTTTTTAATATCATTAGCTAAAGTGGTTTGAACATTAACTAAATCTTGCATATCAATATTAAGATCTTCTCTTATTTTTAAATCTGTAAAAGGATTTTTACCACTTTGAAAACTTTTTATAATAGAGTCTATCTGACCTCTTTCAAGCTTTTTAACAAAAGACGTAAACCCCTCTGCTTGAGTGTATATATTTCTTATTTGTGGATTAACAGCTAGTTGTGCAAATATTAAAGGGTCTAATCCCAACCTATCAGCGGCTGCCACTAATTGAGGTGTTATCTCAATAGTACCAGGTCTTTTACCTTTAAATAAAACATCACCAGCAAATTTAGTAACACCATAAAAACCACTAGAAAGAGCAGCTGTAAAATAATCATCTTTCTCTGTAAAATAATCTTTAAAATTAATTTCATCAGCAAAGTCTCCTTCACCGTATCCTCTTAAGGCTTCAACTGTGTCTTTAGTTTTTACACCTAAATAAGAACCTAATAAAAGTTTAGCAGCAGGTCCTATGGGCACAGGTCCTATACGAAGTTTGTTTAAAGCATTTTGTGGAGACAAAGCTCCACCAGCTCCTACTAAAGCTAACCCCTCTCCTACTAATTGTTCATCGACTATAGTTCCCATAAGTTCTGCAAAATCAGAACCCTCTAATCCAAAAGGCTCTACAAGTTTATATCCCCTATCGTTTTTGTCATACTTGTACATTTCTAAATTTAATGTTTTGTTACCAACAGTTACTTGATTTCTAATAAACTCTCCCTCAGGATAGTAACTTAAAAACTTGTTTTTTCTATTAGCAAACGATCTATTTCTACTTAAATCAAAATTTAAAGCCATATCTTTTAAATTAAATTTAAAATCTGCATTAGTGACAGGTTCTCCAACAGTATCACTAATAATATCTAACTTATTGTTTATTGCTGTCTTTACACTTTTTGTGCCTAATTCTTCTAACTCTTTAAAACTTAAAGGCTTTTCTAATTTATCAAGTTCTGATTTAAAAACACCTTTAGTAGTTGCAAGTTTTTCTTGAAAATCTGGTGGAGTCTCAGAAGGCGATACTTCAATCGGTGATGATAATTCTGTAGCCATAATTAAAACTGTAAAGGGGTCACAAAAGTTTTGTCACCTTTTTCATAAACATATTCATAAATTGGTTTTTTAACATTTCCAACTGTAACAGGGTTCCCTCTAAATTCAAAATTACCATTAGAATCAGCATAACCTAAAAATCTTATCTTACCATCTTCATAAGCTTTTGCTGGATTAAATGCGTGACCATCTTTTAATTCTATATCTTCTAAGTTTAAAAAATAGTTCTGATCTCCTATTACCTCTATATCTAACACGTTATTAATTCTATTCTTTATTTCTTCTGAATTACCAAACTCTAATAATTTTTTCTGAACATACTGCTCAACTACGTTTGTTGAATTAATTAAAGACAAGGTGCCGTCTTTGCCTGTAAAAGCTTTTATCTCCTCTTCTAACTCTGGAAATTCTGCTATAGCTCTTTGAGCTCCCATAGGTAAATCAGATGCTAACATTTGATTTAATCTACCTGCAT